TTCAGAAGGATCAAAATTCGTTCCGAGCCAGGCCCACAGCTGGCGACCGGAGCGGACGAGACTACCATCGGCAACACGTTGGCTGTAATGACGTTATGGCTGGCAGTTTATAGTGACACGATGAGAACGTATGACCAGATTGCCTATGATCATGGCATGAAGGTCAAGGTCAAGTTGCACGCAAGTGTGACTACGGCAACGTTTCTCAAAGGATTTTTCTGCCCCGACGAGGTGGGAGATTTGTGCTACTATCCGTTGCCCTCGATGTGCTCAAAGGCAGGCAAGCAGCAGAGCGACACTCTGTTGCTGTCTACGGACGGGACGCGTGCAACCGGCATGCGGATCGCCGCGTATGGAATTGCAATGGGACTACGTGTTCCGTCGTCCATGCCTATTCTTGGGGCCTTCTCGAGTTGCCTGCTTCGGTTGGGTGACTCAACAACACAGACTGTACTGTCTGCGTCTGAAGATTCGTGGTATAAGCCAGGCGTAACTTCGCAGGGCATAGATCGCGCGTCGGCAATGCAGTTTGTGTGTGCGCGCTACGGAGTAGGGCAGGACGACATCGAAAGAGTCGAAAACCTATTCCGTGCTGTGGTTAAGTTGCCGGCGTTCGTATCCGACCCTGTGTTGGTGACGCTGAGTGATGTAGACTACGGCTAATAGGCGTGCGGGGTGAACAATGAAATTGCAGGTGAAATCTGCTACCCACTGTTCTGAAAGTTCTTGGCGCGAGTTCTGGCGCGCCAGCGGTTCTAGCCGGAACCTGGTTTTAGGAAACGCGGGATGGCAACCCGTGGTCTCGGACGTCCAAACATGCAAAACGCAAATGTTCGCACTTTACCTCTCTTGTCCGCTTCTTCTGTTGTTAGCCGTGACAGTGTTCTTGACTTTGGGTCGAATGACGATCGAATCTTCGACTACCCCAGTCTCCTCAATACACACTGTCAAGCTCTTTGGAAACGAGCACCACATTTCGTGGACGAGCAGAAATTCGACACTGTAAATGGCGTTTACAGTTTGTGCACTGTCACACTACCCAACGGCAATGCTTACGACGCACGCGGTCCATCTAAACGCGAGTCGAGGCAACGTGTCGCCCGCAAAGCCTATGAGCATGTGGTCCCGCGAACAACACCGTTGGACGAACCCGTTACGTTCACTCACTCTGAGTATTTTGCCGTGGTTTCCGTTGACGGAGACATGGTGACGATCAAGGTGAGTCGTCAATTGACTGAAGACCATCCAGACCCGAAAGGTCCGTTTGCAGTGCTCAGCATAAAGAAGACGCAGAACGCAACTATGGTGTTGACAGAGTACGGCGCCGTTGTCGTTCGGTATCGTCCGAACGGCTTCGGTCGTGGTACAGTCACAATAACCGAAGGTGACGATTCAGCGACACGCAATGTCTGAGACGTCCGAGTTTCACAGTAGCCGATGCAACCGCAGTTGCGGTATCCACAGTTTCTTGTCGCCGATAGGTATATCCGATTCGGACTCGAGCTGCGCGCCTCACTCTAAGTAGATTTCCTCTACATTGTGATGTGTGGTTGCATTTGACCCTCGTGACGGGGGCCCTTGGTAAGTCGGCGCGGTCCCAGCGCCTTATAAAATGAGGAACCGAGAACGTCGGAATAGAAAACGTTAGTTAGCTCGGGAGACCAAATATGCAACATCTCACAAAACATGAATTTCTTGAAAAGCACAAAGCAGAATACGACACCTTGTCCAAAGGAGAGCGCGAAAGACGCTGGATCGACTACCAGTCTGGATTCAGAGGCGCTCGCACAACTGCTCGCGTCGCAGTATCTGCACGTCAAACCACGCGCGCACAACGCGTTCCGAAGCGCTCGAAGAGCGCCAACCCGTCGATGCGCGGTACAGACGTCAAAATGAAGCTTGAACGGGAAATAGCCAGCAATCCGTTGGTGCGTGCCATGCTCGACCCTTTTGACTTGCGCTGGAACGGAGGCGACGTGCCCCGTGTACCAGACGGCGAGTTTGCCGAGACCACGACCGATCGGTTGCACGACGAGTTCACTATCACGACGGATGTGAACGGTGGCTTTTGTGTTTTCATTCGCGCGTCGCCGTGGGCAGCCATCGCTGCTTCCAATGGCGCGTCGGCTGTCCAGACGACGGACGATCATTTCGTCGCGCCGGTCGAATTCAATGCTTTCAACGACGTCGGAGGACGTTCGGCCAATTCCGGCATGGTCATGCCGGCGTGGACCGACAACGCCTGGTCGGTGAGTTGCATTAATCCGGCGGACACCGTGTCCGATCCGCAGAACACCGCGCTCGACTATCCGTCGGCGGCGTCATTGTTCGCGGCGTCGCTGGCATGGAGGCCGGTTTGCGCGGGTATGAAGTTGCGATACATCGGACCACCGCTCACGTCATCGGGTGCGCTTGCAAGCGCGCACTGGCCAGGCGCCTACAAGGTGCCGACGACGTCGAATCGACTGCTCACGCTCAATGGAGACACGGAAAACATCGCCGATGACTTTCGGTCAGGTGGTCCGACGTTCGAGAGCGTGCAAGACTTGGTGAACGGATCAGTGGGGACTGCGGCTGAAGGACGCACGATCATCTGGTCGCCAGATTCACTGTCTGTGCAGAAGCGGTGGCGACCCACAAAACTGCGTCCAATCGTCGGTTCATCGCCGACGTGCACAGTGGGACTCTTCCAAGTTTCGGATACACCAGACACACTTGAATTCGTGCTGCCGCCTCCTTGCACGGGCGACCCGAGCCGATTTCAGTCGCTTGTGGACCGCATTTACACGCAAAATAACTACTGTTCAACGCCCGACGGGGCCGGTGTCATTGGCGCCGGTCGTACGCTGTGCGGCGTGGACGAGACGCTGGTCAACGGGCCGGCGCGCGTGGGGATGTCGGATGCACTGAGGGCGATGATCAATGACGTGTATCAGACCGACATGATGGATGGGGACAATGCTCTCATCATCATCGGCCAAGGATTGCCTCCGTCAACAGCCGTATACATTTGTGAAACGGTGTTAGGCGTTGAGTACATTGCCGACACGCGCTCCGAGCACTATGGTGGCGGGCGTGAGCCGGTAGCGATCCACAAGCCGGCGCAAGAACAAATCGAGCAGCACGCACGTGCGATGACCATACTTCACGCAGCTCCTGCCTCTGTGCCTGGCACAGGTGGCGTTGCCGCGTTCGTCGACGAAATCGTCGGAGGTGTTGAGTCGGTCGCCGGCGGCGTCGAGAAGGCTTTCAGCGCAGTCGGAAACATTGCGGAAACAGCGGCACCTGTCCTTGAAGCGTTGGGGGCGTTGTTCCTGTGAGCTGACGAAACCGCCACGGATGAGGCGGGATATCAAGAATCACCTGCTCCAAACAAAAAACACAAAAAAGAACCAAAAACATTCGACAAAACAAAATAAAAATTAGAAAATCGTGTCCTCAATTAGTGGCTATATGCTGGGGATACACAAAAAAACCAAACTTCACAAAAACAGGTCCTTGCCAACAGTTGGTATGGAAAAGGGTCCTGGGGACAGAGAAACGGGCTGATGCATACCGAAAGCATCATTGTGGAATTTTCCTTCCTGACTTTAAAGCTGCTTTTCAAAGAAAAAGCGTAGCACCT